ATGAGAAATAATATTCAATGGCTACCTATACTTGGTTCCATCGGTATAGGTGTTGCAGCATATACGATGATGAATAATGGACAGGGACAAGGACGACAAATTCAAGAATTCCTTTCTAATGCCACCAACATGGGAAATCAGGGACAACAGTAATTAACTACAAGACGGCTACATATTAGTTAGGTCGTCTTTCATATAAATTCAAAAATACACTGCAACAAAAACTGCAGGTGGTGTTATCAAATAAGAGCGAGTTATTTACAGAATACACTTTTATACGCGATAAAATAGAAGAGAAACGGAATTATTTTAATCCGGCGATACGGAAGAAGTGACGGAGATACTTGAGGGGTTGTTTAAATAGAAAAAACACAGTATTAATATACTGTGTTCTAGTGGATTGCGTTATATTCACCTAGTAAAACCTCATCCACTTCAAAATACTCTTTACCCTCATAATCATTAAATGCCTGAATAATATTATCAAATGCTTCACTATGTAATTTCCCACCACTATCCATGATAAAATTTTCTAAATTAACGCTATCTACCACCCTGTAAATGATATCCATTTTAACAAATGAAGATTTACGAAATGGTGGATAATGGTGGGCTGGATCTATTAATTTATTACTTGGGTAAAAGAGCTTTTTTTCTTTTTTAAAAACTGAGGATACATTAAGAAGATTTAAATAACCATTATCTTTTTTAATCACTAAGAATGGACGACTGTAAGTTGGTAAACCCCCGTCAGCAAATGGCAGTTGCAAAAGAAGTGCATTTCTTTCTTCTATGATACTAATATACAACTACCCCTTGAGAGCTATCCCTATAAACTGTAAACACTTCTTCGCACCCTACGAATTGCCTTAAGAATTTTTTCATACTGTCGTCTATTGTGATTTCGCTTGGCTCATAATAAAATTCTGTTCCATCTATAACAATTACCTCTTCTGTGTTCTCCTCAAATTTATGATATGACCTGATGATATCATCTATTTTCTGGGCGTCATATTTCATATCTTCTAAGTCAACGTTACTTAGTTTTTTCTCTTTGTAACTCTCATGAACATATGATCGATTATAAGCCTTTTTCCAGCAATGATGAGTGTGATTGATTTCGGATAATTCTTCGGCCGATAATGAACCAAAGGTATCAATTACAAAATTGACTGTATTTGACTCATCAGCGCTAAGGTCTTCATGATTTGAAAAAGCTTCAACCATAAAACTTGAATGATTATAATAATAAGAATTCATAACATTTTCTATAATACAACCATTTTCATAAGCATTAATTTGATCATCAAACAGCACCTTTTTGTATTTGGACAAATGAACTAATTGTGCAAAATACAATAGTTTCTGAAGTTTCATATTGCCGTTTTTGGTATTTCTAGGATGATCAAGACCTCTTTTAATTAAATAGCTTGCAAAAATCAAAGCAGATCGGCTCAATATTCCCCCTCCTTTGAGAAAAGTGTATCACTACTTTATAAAAATGTTAACACTTATAGTTAAATTAATCCATTTTCATGTATTTAATCAATTAATTATGACCTAAATAAGCATGATAATATATATATACATTAGTTGCTAATATCTTCGCTTTAATTGATTCGATTATTCATGGAAATAAAAGAAGTTTAGTATACAGATGATCAAGGAGCGCTCTGTCACGGCGCTCCTTTTTTACATACATCAGGTAATAGTTAAACTTTAAACATCAACATACATCATCATTAAAAGCGGTCTTACAAGTTACCTGCATTAAGCGCACGTTGCAACGCTTTTACCACAAGTGATGGATCACTGATCACGCCATCTACTACAGTGCCTAGATATTCTTGTAATGTGCTTACTGTATTAGGTCCGAGTAATCCATCATCAGTGGATCCGATTTTACGTTGCAATGTCTCTATGACTAAGCTACCACCTCCCCCAAAAGTAATGCCAGACACAACCGAATCAGTTGCTTGATTGTGGACCTGGCCACTAATCACACCATCTACAACTGTGTCTAGAGATTTTTGTAGTGCAGTGGTTGTTTTGGTTCCCCAGTATCCATCAACCGTTAGGTCTGCACCATTAGTTGAACTATCAGCCTGCTTTAATTTGGCTCTAACTTCATTCATATCAATACCTGGACAAGCAGTGTTTGCTCCACTAAATTCGTTATGTCCTAGCAAGTCATCAACTGATAACTCTAATCGTTCGGCATTGTACTTAAATCGTTCCGCAAATGCTTCTTCTTGTTCATCGGTAAAATCACCATTACCAACTAAACAAATGTGGTAAGTGTTACTGTTATGACCGTAAATGCCATTGGTGATCACGTTCTCGTCGTAACATAATTGGACGTCACCATTACGCAAAATCACTTCATGATAACCACCTGTGTTCCATCCTTTACCCTTCCAGTACGATTCAAATTTAAATACATCGCCACTATCAGTTGCTGAGTGATGACGCGCGATCTTAGTTATTGTTGAGCGTTGATCGTTACCACCCATTACTTTATTTCGTAAATCAATTACCTTAACCATCATTTATCCTCTCCTTTCAAATTTAAAAAGGACACTACACTTTATGCAGCATCCTTTGTATTACCTGTTCTTTTGTTCATGGTTAGTTCAAATAACCCTGTGCTTGCCAATCCTGCAAAGCCACCAGACCATAATCGCATGATTAAGTCTAGATCAGTGAATGGCACTGCAACTGCACCAATTACTAAACCTACTCCCAAGCTAATACCTGGCACGATGTTTTTTGGTACGTTTATAGTGCGCTTTACCCCTTCGATTAAAGCAGTAACAATGGGCAAAAGCACAGTTGCAAACATTAATACTTGTTCCATTGATATCACCCCCTTTCAAGTAACTTAAAAAATCAGCCTTATCTGGACTGATTTCATCAATTCTCTTATGTGCTTGCTTGGTTGATTCTTCTACTCGCGTTAAACGATTGTCTATATCACTTACACGTTTTTCGTTTGCGCGTAAATCAATCCTGATGTTATCTACTCCATTGCTAATATTATCTAACTTAGTTTCAATCACAGCTTCTCTTGCAGCATCATTTTTGTTAGATGTACTTTTTCTGTATTGGTACGTTAAATACGCAATAACAACACCTAGTGCTGCGATTATAATTGATGCAATTGATATAAAAATTCCTAGCTCGATTGTCACGCTTTGCCTCCTAATCCATAAAAATAGCACCTCGTTATCGAGATGCTAAGATTTTTCCTTATTTTTTTTGATTCTCTTACGTTGTCTAATTAGTTGGTTATTTAGTTCGTTCACATCAGGCATTACTTTATACATACTATTTTTTCTAAGAATTACTCTATTATCTTTTGTTACTTTAAATATTCTCCAATATTCTTCATCAAGTTTGACTTCATATACTGGATAGAGTCTCGATAAAATTAATATTAAATGCCCAATAGCAAAAACAGATAAAATTGTCATTAAAAATATGAATGATACTAAAAGATCAATCACAATCGCAATCCAGATATTGTTTTCTTGCCAAATCTCAACTATTTGTTCAAAAGCTGATATTGTAACTAATATAATAGTGTATACATAAAACATAAAGAAAAGTGAAACCCTATCTTTTCCTCTATATGTTAAGATTCTTTCAATATCACTTTTTGTAAAAATATCGTATATTTTATGCACAAGAAAATATACGATTGGTACAATTCCAACTACCCATGAAATATACGGAAGACCACTACTCTCTACAATTTTCATTAAATTTTCCATAATCCAATTCACCTCCCTTCTACCTGTATCGGCAGAAGGAGAGGAAAATTAAACCATCAAAACCCCTAACTATGTGTTAGGCTCTTCCATAATCTGATTCGCAAATTCCTGTCGTACAATACCTGTTAATTTATCAATCGACTCATTCCCTTCATACTGCTCGTTTGTTAATGGAATAAAGCCGTTAGCATTGATCGTACGTTCTTTATTTGATGCTTTAAACTGTACCTGTACACCGTTTTGATTACCTTCATTATCATACTTTACGTTCACGCTAGTAACCATCACATTCATTACGCTTCACCTCCTTCAAATTGATCACATAAATAATCATAAACTGCAGCTTCCTGGCCACTAAATTCTTTGTCACAGTTCAAAAGTACATCTCTTATAGTTTTAAGCATACCTTGATTATCGCCACCATCTAGTACTAACTGTTCTTCATACAATTCTTTCAAGTCATGGTTAAAAGCTTCTTGATCTTCAATGTCGAACCGTTTGCCACCATCAATTTTTACCGGTTCACCATCCTCATCTTTTTTGGCATGTTCTTTGGCCAGTTCCACTCGTTGCTCATCGACTTCCTGTAGTCGTTCGCTCATCTTCCTAATTAATTTGGTTCGATGACGTGACTTCTTGCCTTTCAATGACAAATGAAAAAGCAGGTCAATAGCCTGCTCTAAGTACTTGTTTTCAATTTTTACAATCATGCTACTTCCTCCTCATTATTTTCTACTTGTTCCATATATACACCTTCATAACCTTTGCGTAACCCATTCACTTCAAATACAACTTCGGCTTTATGTTTACTCACGGAAACCCTGAATCTATCTTCCAATCTCTCGATGATGGTTACGTCTGCACCGTTTTGAATATGCGGTACTACAAAATATTGAGAAATCGTTTCTAAAAACATAGGTTCAATAATGATTTCATGCTCACCCTCTTCAAGCACATGTTCCGTGTAAGCTACAAATCGATTGTCAGGGGATTCAACGGCATACATTTTTCGAGTACCATAATTGACAGTATCAACAATAGCTGACTTTGAACCCGAAACTGTGAAATCTTCGTTAACGTGTAGATCAGCTCTTATTTCAACTGCACCTGCTGTATCGTTACTAATATAAAATACATTGTCGTTTGGGCTACCGAAGCCGAAATAACCTAAACGGTCACCATTAGTATTTTGGAAATCGACATATGTTGCTGCAAAATTACCATCAGATAACGATCTTAAAATAAGTGAACGTCCTGACGATCTGACTAAAACACCATTTCCGTCTACTCGCAAGCCTCCATCGATATGAGTGCCAAAATCCACAGCAGAACTTGTACCATCAACCCAAACTCCTAGATCTCCACCTATAATAGATACGTTTGATTTCCCTTCTAGAATTAAATCGGTATAGTAATAAGACAAGCCACCGTTAAACGAGCCGTCAGGGTTTTGGAAATAAAGACCATAATTACCGCCGTGATTACCACCATTATTCGTTATGCCGATGAATATTTTCTCATCATAAGTTTTATCCAAAAGTTCAAAGCCATTATTATCTAAGGTAATAGTGCCATCGGTACTGTCCTGTGTAAAAGTAGAGCCATTAATATTAACACCATTAATGTCACCTGCAGTTATGCTGCCTAAATTACCAGTAATATCAGATAATACAGTAACGGCACCAACCAAATTGATTTTATCCGCATCAATCGTGGCTGTTTCACTCGATAAATTAATCGCACCGATTACACCGTCTTCATCAACCTTTAAAGCAATTTGATCACTATGCTGTGTAATGGTCGACTCTGCGGTTTCTACCCGCCCTTCCAAGTTGTTAAATTCGGACGTTGTAACGCGTTGTTGAATAGCATCGGCGTTTTGGGTGATTTCGGATTCGGCGGTTGAAAGTCTAGAATCAATAGGGCCGACAGCATTATCAACTTTATTTTGTGCACCATCTACATCTTCGATTCGTCTCCAATCTGACCATGTAGGGTAAACTGATGGATGTACTTCCCTTTCAAAAATGTTACCGTTCGAATCTACGTACCTTTGATTCCCTCTTTGATTTTCCGACCAATAAGTTGTTAAAGTTCCGTACTGTGAACCCGGCCAAGAACCCGTTGTTGTTTGCATAACAGCTACGCTCGGTTTTGGTGAATATTGAGATGCATCATCCGTCGAATCATACTGGTTGTTATCATACCTATAAATTTTATCGTTAATCGCATTATCAACATAACTTGCCTCAACCTTACTACTAATCTCATTCGCATTCTGAGTTATGTTAGATTCAGCTGTGCTTACTCGACCTTCTAAATTATCTACTGTTGTCTGTTCAGCCTTTGTCGCTATTTCATTTGCGTTTTGAGTGATAGACGTTTCGGCATCATCCACACGACCTGTTAACATGTTTAATTCTGTCTGACTTGCTTTTGTTGCTATTTCATTTTCATTTTGTGTGATTGAGGTTTCTGCACTATCTAGCCTTCCATCTAACGCATTAAACTCTGTAACACTAGCTTTACTATCTAGCGCAGTATCAATATCACTACTCGAATACGTGCCCACCTCTTCCGCTTCCGTTGGTGTCATCTTTACCCAACTGCTTGAAGCATCATCATACCGTTTCATCACGTTAGGTAATGTGTTCATATCAATCCACATCTGATCGGTATTGCTAGGTGGTGCTGTACCTCTATGAATACTCAACTCACGTAAAGCTAATTCTGCATTAACATACGCTTCATCTGCTTTGTCATTGACCTCACTCATAATCTGCGTTTCTCTCTGATCCGTATAATCATTCGCGTTTTGCTCAGCTTGATTAGATACACTATCCGCATGTTGTTCCGCGTTGGTCTGTGCTTGATCAGCTTTTTGGGTAGCATCTGCAGCTGCATTACTTTCTACGGTGCTGTCTTTATCATTGATTTCAACTTTTGTGTATGTTCGATCTAACATTTCTTGTTCCGATACTTTTTGAGATAAAACCTGCTGCATGGATCGAAAAAGAGCCATAACATCTTCTTCGTCATACTCTACAAAATCACCTAGTACGTATTTCTTTTGTGATGGATTAGTAATACTTCGTTCCACATCTCTAACCCTGGCTTCCAAATACAATGCTGGTGAATAGGAAGTATCTTTTATCCTTACCGTATCGCCTTTTCGCACCTTTTCATGACTAAAGCCAAATATATGTTCAATCGATACTTGATCACATTCATATTCCACAACTGCATTAATGCGTTTTTCTAATTCCGTTTCACCTAATGAACGAAGTTGAGCCTCAGTCATTTCTTGATCCGTAGACTGAGGCTCATAAACCGCCCATAAATGCTGAGGATTGCTTTTTGGTCTACCCCATCGTTTACGAGCGTCATCATCTTTCACTTCTACCACTAAACGACTACCATCTTCTTGTTCGGGGCCATAACACAAAAGGGCGGTTACAATATTTTCAGCATTTTCTCTTCTGGTAACACCGATTAAATCTTTTCCAATCGTGATTTCTTTTCCATTCCAGGAGCCTTGCTGTTCGATCAAATCGACATAACGTGCAACGATTTTATTACCTTTGGTTTCAATTCTAAAATCAAGTTCACCTTCGAAAGCCGTAGCACCTTTTTTTAATACACTAAATGGGTGTGTGACATTTTCCACATCGATAGTTGCAATCCCTAAGTAATCTGTTTTCCCACGTTGCCAACCAGTTCCATCTAATAGATCATCAAGAAAAGCATTAACGGTGACGCCGTCGTATGTTTTTGGTTCTATGGTTTTCTCTTTTTTTAAGTCATCAGCGAAAGATGCCGTAGTATAGACTTCTTTTTCTTGTTTGTTTTTTAATGTTTCATCAACGATAAATTCTCGGTAATAACCATCATCATTAGGGATAACGACACGATTACGGGAAGTTAAATGCTCACTATTATTATATAGTGTTTTGAAATTAAAATACTCTTCATAGTTATTGAGGCTACTAAAATGAATATCGTCCCAAAAGAGTTTTTTGTGATTGCTATAAAAATCAACAATCGTGTCAGACTGTTTATCGATAATGTGCAGCATGAACATTCACCTCCCTTACTTAAATCGTTCTATCCATTTGATAGTGCTATCAAAGTAACCCTCTGGAAACGTAAATAAATGATTGCCTCCTTTATCTAACATAAAATAATTGGCTCCAAATGCTTTCAAATCGGTGACTGGCTCATCATTAATCATGACAACCTCTTCTTTCGTATTGATCACAATTTTATCGTCTTTTTCTACAATATACGGTATCTGATCCTCATCCATTATTCGCGTGTTATTGTCTTTTACACGAAAACCATATGTGTACATATTAAATACAGGATTATCCTCATATTTAGCAAAAAACAAAGCGACTTGCCTTACTGGTCGTTGAAATTCTACTGTATCATCAATAATATCTTCGCTGTGTCTAGCATGGGGCACACCATCTCTTACTTGCCATGTACGAGCATAAAAATGGTCACCTTCACGCCTTAATTGAATATTTAAAGGACTTCCGCTAAATACGGTCGATTCATTTCCTTCATCACCTGGATAATCCATTACCCTGTGCCGTCGAATGTTATCACCATCATTCATTCTGACAAGTACACGGATGTTTTTAGAACCTAACCTCGTATTTAATAAACCGATGGAAGCGACAATATCATCATTATCATCCAATAATAGTGCCATAACTTTGCCAATTCCATTACCGTTGTTAAAGGCACCAACTCCAAAAGTCATCGAGAAATCTTCCATATCTTTTGGCAACGACCTTCTGACAGCTGGACCATGCCAACCAGGTTGACTCGTTCCATATGAACTAACACCAAATCGGCCATTCTCCGCAGTAATCGTTCCATTAGTTACGGTGCCGCCGGATACTTCGTCGTCAAAGAAAAAACCTTCAGTAATAGGTGACCAGCCATTTGTACTGTCCATTGGATAGAAAGCAACTTGCGGGAATTGTTCAATGGTTTCTAAATCAACATCATACGGTTGGCCAATCATAAAAAAGTCCTCTTCCCCTTTGGCTACCATAAAGGAAGTGGACTTTTGCAAAGCAGTTGTTTCGATAATTGGATAAGCTTCTGCTGTTCCTTTGTTTTCTATCGTAATCGCATCATTTTCAAATAAATAAGGTCCTTGCTCTTCGCCATATCCATAGGGGTCTGGACAGACGAATGTAATAGTTCCTCTACGTAGGTTAGCCACTCGGTTAAAATCAGGAATATCCCCATCGATTTTGACATAATAAGTACGTCCAGGTTCATTATCAAATTCCAATGGAACAGGTTCATCGGTAATTAACCACGAAGATAATTCATCTTGTTTTGCTAGGGCATCCGCATCATCTTCAACCATAAAACCAATCGGTTGTGTAATATATAAAACACCCGTGTCTGTCGATTCAATATACGCACCAGGTTTCTCCGGAACACGTAAAAGATTATTATTTTGAGGAGCAAAGGGGGATTTTTCTCGTCCTTCCAATAATATTAACCAAGATTTTCGCTCCCCGTTGAATGTCATTGAATCCAATTATGGTCACCCCCTAAATTTATCTTTTACACGTCTGTCTCTATTTTGAAATTCTTCTGTTGATTTAAAGGTATATCTACTAATCTCTCGACTATCCATTTGGTTAATAACGGTCGTGTAAATAACCGCTTCGCCTTGCATTGGTACTGACTGTTGCTGATTAATTCGACTAACGATTCGATCCGCTTCGCCAATTGGGCTAACCCCACCAGCATAGGCAGGAATGTTATTTAATGCGCTTAGGATTCGTTTGGATTCATTGTGTGTAAATACTTGTGCGCCTTTTGGTACGTCGTACAATCCAAAGCCAGCCATAGCCCATTTATTACCATGTTTAACTAGTTCTGTACCTTCTTCACCCAACCAAGAAGTACCACCAGGATGTGATTCTGTACCTTTCGCAAACCCTAAAGCACTACCTACCATATCAATACCTACACTAATCGTATCCGGTACTAAATCCCAAACGCTGTTTTTTTCCCAATAACTAACACCTATGTTTTTATCAACATCTTCCGAAGCTTCTTTGGTACGTTCCTTTTCTTTTTGAATTCCTTGTTCTGTTTTACTATTATTTTGGTCGATTTGCTCCCCCTGTTGATCTAAAGCATTTTTACCTAAGTTGATTTCGTCTTTAACTTGATCCCACAAACCAGCTTCTTTTAATATGTCTTCGATAACTTGATCGTTTTTTAATATTTTCCGATCTATCGCTTCTATCTGTTTATTAATTTCTGTTTTATTGGCACCTTGTTTTTGCAAGTTTTTTTCAAGGTTTTCTCTTTCTTCAAGGTATTCTTGATTCTTCTTTTGAAGTTGTCCAAGAATGTTACCTTCTTCCACCTTAATATCTCTCGTTTTACCAAGGTTTATAATCTTCTGTTGTTCTTCTTCAGATAGAGTGGTTAATTTGGTTTCGAGCAACGAATTAATATCTTTATATATTCCTAATTCTTCAAATATCTTTAACTTAGCTAATTCCTGCTCTTCAGTGGTTTCTTTTAAATTACTCAATCTGTCTTGCTCTTTCTGAGTTAATTGTCCGTTTTCCTCTTTCTTTGTTTGCAGTTGTTCAATTTCTTTCTGGTTTTTCGCAATGGATTCATCAAGGGCTTGTAAACCTTTTTCCCCTTCTTTATTGATGTCGACATTTTTTAAATAAATGTTTGCTAGTTGTTGATTAGTTGCTTTTAATTCATCAATTTTTTGTTGTTCTTCATCTATCGTATTTTCAATTTCTTTCCTTTCATCTTGAAGAGTCTCTACGGTTTCTGCAATTTCTCCCCGCTTAATTTTTAATATATCTGTACGCTCCTGATCAAGATTCCAACTTTCTTCTTCGGTTAAATTTCCTTCCTTAATTTCATCGTTTATTTCTTCAACTCTTTTTTCAATTTCACTCTTTGACATATCTTGATTTTCATAAAGAAAAGCCAATCGTTGTTCTTTCTTTTCTAATAATTCTGTTTGCTTATTAATCTCTTTACGTGCTTCTTCTTCCTGTTCTAGTAATTTGGCTCGATCACCTTTAAGCTGAACTTCTGATAGATTCCTTAATTCTTCTATTTGTTCTTTTACAGCATCGGTAGTATCAGCAAAAGCATTTCCTTGCTCTGACACTTTTTTCTTCACATCTGGTGATTGATCAATTATATTTTTGTTAGCTTTAAAGAGATCATTCAATTCATCTTTAGACAATCCTGATTCACGAGCAAGATTATCGTATTGCTTTTGTAATTCATTAATCTCTCCAGGATTACTCGATTCAGAAATCCGTTTATTCAAGTCATTTAATCGAGCAAGTTCATCATTACTCAATTTCGATTTTTCTGTTAGGTTTTCAAACGTTTCAACGTTATCTTGGAGATTTGAGGCTTGATCACTAAATGATTGAGCTAGATCGAGATTAACCTCTTTCGCTTCTCTGCTGTTCTCGACTAATTCATATATGCCATAACCAAGCGCACCAACACCCGCAACAGCTAAACCAGCAACGCCAGTTTTCCCTAACATGCCAAGGCTACCAAGAAGACCTGTTCCACCTTTTTTGCCCATAACCGATGCTAGTTTACCGCCTTGTTTAATGACACCTTTAACACCACCAGTCAAACCACCTAAAACTTTAGAGGCTGGTCCAACTGCTGCAGCTAAACCTGCAAATTTAATAATATTATCTTGGGTAGCTGGCTCCAGTTCATTAAATGCTTCAACGATATCAATTACACGCTCTGTAATATCAGTGGCAATCGGTTCTAGTTTTTCGCCCAGTTCTGCAAACGACTCTTGAAAATCATACTGAGCCTCTCGATGTTCGACTAATTCTTTATTAGAATCACGAAACTCTTTATTCATTTTCGATAAGTCTAAATCATTCAATTCGTTTAACGTATAATTAAGTTCATCGTCACTTTCTTTCGACTCAGCCAAACCTTCATCAAACGTTTCAAGATCGACACCCATACGCTCCAATAGCTCAGCAAACGGACCGATCGCTTTTCCAGTTGCTACCGTCTCTTGCAAGCCATCAGCCAAACTTTCAATTTTTAACGTATCCGGAAACTTAACAATTGCGCCAGATAAATTATCAATTGTTTGTTGTAGTTGACTTTCGTTCATGTCTGTAGCCATTAAATTAGATAATGCTTCAACATTTGAGTCTGTTTCATCCGAAACGCCGCTTAATTCTTTCATTGCACCACGTAAATCATCTACACCTAAACCAGCATTTTTTGCATTTGTTTCAAGACGCGCCATTTGTTCACGAAATTCACGTGTCGATTCAACCGCTAACGCTCCCATACCAACAATAGGAGCTGTCACGCTAGCTGACATAGTGTCGCCAAAACTCGACATCTTTTCACTAGCCGTGTCTAAATGACCAGATACCGAATCGAGGTTGCTAGATATTTTACCAAATGCAGAGTTAGCGCGTTGTTGCTCCTGTCGTAATTGTTCCAATTCTTCGGTTGCGTTGTTCACATAACGATCCAAATTATTCAATGCGGAAGCTTGATTATTATATTCTTTTGCTGCTTTTTCCGCTTCTTTAGAGCCTTCTCCATGTTGTTCAACCATGCGATCATACTCTTTACGTGCTTCAGATGTAACTTTTTCTTGCGCTTTTAACTTTTTGTTCAGCCCTTCGATTCTCGTTTCATATTTCTCAACGGACTGATCCGCACGATCAAAGGCAGACATGTTCGCTTTCATTTCACTGTTAACTGTTTTCAGTTGGTCTTTCGCACCTTTTAACCCTCGGTTTAAACCTTGTGTATTCAAATCAAGATCAATCGATAAGCCTTCAACTCTTTGTGGCAATGTCATCCCTCCTTTCTATCCACCAAATGCAGCAATTAATGAATTCGTCTCTTGTGGCTTTTTCTCTTTGCTATATAATTCGCCCACAAAATAATAGGGCATATTCAAGATCTCGTTGATGTCTTTGCCGCTCTTCATCATTTTCAATATCACTTCGTCCAGTTCTTCTTTAAGTTGCGTAAACGTGTAACCCTCACTTACTTCATCGCTAGGTACTTTTTTGTATCATCATCCTGCATACCTCTTGCAGCAAACAAAACTTGTTCTTGTAATTTTTGCGTGGCCGTTGGACCATGAAGACCATTCAATAATTCTTCTTTTGTAAATTGATCATCATATAAACGCACTACAAAAATTGATAGTTTATCAATGATCTCTTTTTCCGATTTTGCTGAACCAGCTGAGGATTCCATTTCTTCCATCATGTCAATCGCTTCATATACCATCTTCATCGGAATAAAAAGAGGGGTTAAGTATTTTTCGGTAACAAGTTCACCTTGTTTTATTTCCTTTACAAGTTCGATCATATTTCGTTTTAAATCAGCCATTCATTATCCTCCTATTCTGATTGTTTCATTAATGGACGTCCTGCTTTATTGTCCGAAGACGACAGTTCGTCTAAACGTTCTTGACTTACCTTCTTATTCGCAGGTTTCGGAAAACGATCACCTTCAAAGTAATCTTTATTGTCTTCTAAATCATGAAAGCCTTCAATTACTTCATATTTAGCCAATTCTTTAACCTCCTTAATCGCTTCAACATATTTAATCGATGCTTTACGCTCATCAACATGTTTAAATGAATCGTTAAATGGTGTTTTATTTACGTATTTACCTTTAAAAAATAAGCGCTGATGGTCATTCATAACCCCAGCGTTATGATAGATTTTCGTTTGATAATACTTGTCGATTGGATCTGTAGGCCAACAGAAATTCAGTTCTTCTGGCACTTCAACTTGTTTTCTAAAATGATATACATTCCATAATTGAGCCCACATTTCCGCTGTCCATTTTTGGATCGGTGTATAATTTGAATCGTGCCGGCGAATATACTCACTTTCAACTGAATCCAGGAATTGATAAAGATTAATCGAATCTTCATATACCTTTTGCCAATACTCATATGTCGGATTTTTAATCGCCCACTGTGCGCCGCCAATAGGATAATGTTCACGAATCACTGATGCCTCAACACCGATCACATCACACATGCGGTCTAGTAAATCAGTTCCTTTGCTATCAATGTAATCAATAGATAAATAGCTTTCACACGCTGAAGCTATCCACTTATTTTTGGTTGGTTTTACGTTTGGTACTTCCCTCAATAGCACATCGCTATCTAAATAAAAATAAGACTCATCTTCTCTTGATGAATCTTCCTCTAAGTACCGCATCCATAAATATGGTTTTACGGATGGGATATAAGTTTTATCATTTCGATCATCCTGGTAGACGTGCACTTCTACACCGTACTTTTCGTGTAGAAATTTAGGCACCCGATCATCCTGCTGAGTGAACAACAGGATGATTTCTTGAATACCTAGCTTTTGCAAACGTGTAATACACACTTCCAATTCCCACTCAAAGCGTTTGATTGCCGGTTGGCATAAAATAAACTTCATAGACTATCACGCACTTGTTGTTGTGCTAGTCGTCGTTGTACTAGATGTTGTAGTTGTGGTTGTTGTCGGATAAGCTACACCAAAGATTTTTTGAAATAACTTATCTCGATTTTCAGTCATACCAGCTTCATCATAACCAAACACAACCGTTTTTTCTTTTTCAAAACCTTCTACCGCTCGTTCCATGAATTGGCCAGAAATTTCGTCAGCATTAAATGTAACTGTATCTTGTTTGGTCTGTGCATTGATGGTTGGTCTCATAAAGATGCCTTTTGTTAAACCAACCCACTCTTTGGATCCATCTTCATGTGTTTTCGCAAAAATGCAAGCCACATATGGCGGATTATCTCCAGCTCCGTAAGATGATAACCCTTCTACTGTTTCTAATCCAAGTAACGTTTGGCGTGCTTCAATCGGCAACTTATGAAAGGCTCCGGTTACAGATACGTTTCCGTTTGCTACTGCAATTTCAGCTGTTTTATTACTTCCGTAGGCTCTGACCGCTTCTTGTGGCATTTCCACTGTGATTGTTTGAACAAAATCTACAAAATCAACATCACCTGCAATGATACTTGTACTAGAATCATCCAAAACACCATAATACAACTCGTCAACACCAGTTGAAGCTTTGTAATTCTTTTCTTCTCCTGCCATTATAAATCACTCCTTAAATCACATATTTTTTGCCGCGATAGCGTCTAGCATCGCGATAAATCTTAAAATCAGAATCATATTCATCTAAACCACCGCCAAAATTGGCGAACCCTAACTCATTCCACATAATTTGTTGAATTCGATTTGCAATAATATCGCGGTCTGTTTTATTTTTTGACCACACTTCAAGCTGAAACATATAATCTTCCATCAACCATTGATTACTTGCATAGTCACTCGGTCTTGGCGAATCAAGAGGGTTAATAATGATGTGCGTATTACTTAAATCATTTGTTTCTGGATATTCGTAAAACTTAATATGACCGCTGGCTTTGTCTTCGATGAGGCTATCTGCAATCAATGCATCATATATTTCATCTAACATCATATCCCTCTTTCTACTGCTCGCCGTATGGCATTGTGATATGGTTTTTCTGAATTACGGATGGCACGTGCGATAGATCCTTTACCGTCTGGATTAGGATTTTTGACGGTACCAAACTCATTTAAGTGTATGATGCGGTAACGATCATGTGGACCTTTCCAATACACTTTAATCGTGCGGGTGCCCCCTTCCCAAAATGGTTTGGACAATGTCATTTCCTCGATGGAATAACCTTTATCAGACCAGGACTCAAATTGCCTTTTCAATTCATCAAGGAATATTTCAGCTGCATCCGTTAATGCAGCATCACTAATTCGCTGCACTGCTTTTTGTCCAAGTTCCTTTTCTAGATTGCTTAACATTTTATCCATTCCAGTTACTTTTACACTCATGATCTCAACTCCGCAATCACATTAATAAAATCTTTGTTTTGCATATTGGGCTGCGCTTCTTTGATATTGTAATGCTTCCCTTTATACTCCGGTGCATCAATCTCAACATAGTGTTTATTCGTTGGAATGTAATCACCTTGCGGATCTCTTATAATAATGGTTACATCCGATAAGGTTCCGTTTGACTTCGCTAGCTCAACATCTCGTAACCACACTTCATCAATTTTCGCCCAGGCTTTAAAAAGTACTTTCTTTTCTTTCTCGCCAGGATATGGCCCTTCTTTTGGAACATACTTATAAAAAATAACAGGTGTTCGTAGTTCACCTGAATGCACGCGAGGCGGTTTATATTCATACTCTCGCATACGATCACCCTTCCGACATCGTAGTGGTAGTTGTTGTAATGAGCGATATACCTAAACTCGTTAAATCACTCAAAAAATTATCTTCAAAATATTCAACGGCGTCATTATAAGCGTATCGTGTACGCTCAAATACAAGTTCTTTGGCACGCTGATCAGTATCTTCAGTACCATTAATATCAAATGGACCACAACTACTTTTAATCGCGGAAATAGAAAAGGACAACAACCGCTTCAGATTGTCGTCCTCGGCACTATGTGTAATCCGCATTCTTGCTTTAAATTGTTCTAATACATCGTTTGTGATTTGTTCCAATCACATCACCTCATTATGCGCTTGTAGTAGTCGTCGTTGTACTAGAAGTTGTGGTGGTTGTAGTTGATCCATTAATATTTAAATCATAAACCTGTGCTGCATTATTATCCTTCGGTTTACCAGTCGCAAAGCGTTTCGCGATAAATACATCTGCATCTTCCAGAGCAAGTGTCTCGCGATAACGATTCGTTTCTATACCACCACCAACAGCAGCAATGTACTCACCCCGAACAAAGAACAGAACTTTGCCTTCAGGGACGAACACAGACTCTGTCATGATTGGATTGAAAGGCAAGTTCGTCACATAGACACCATTTGCGTTTTGGATTGTAGCGTTCGCTTGGATATCGAACGTATCAAACGGATTAGTCACCATCACAATTTTTCCTGCAACTTTACGAGGGCGGTCTGCCACATTTCCGTCTTTGTCTAGTTTTTCAGCCAGTTTCTTAACAACATCTCTCATTTCATTGATCGTTGTACGACCAGGCTCAAAAGTTAGCTCACCAGCAGATGTTTTATCAGTCACAGCACCCGTATCTTTATTTACCGACTTAAGCAATCCAGTCGGTTCGTTTTGATTCATACCATTTCCGGCAACATATCCTCTTTCTAAACCAGCTTTCATCGCTTCTGCAATAATTGTGCGGACATAACGTTCAATCCATGCAGGTCCGAGTTTTAACATGTCTTTAGCAATTGGAACAAAGGCAGTAAGTTTCAATTGTTCGATTTTCTCTTTACGGAATGTGGCATTTAACTGTCCTTTAATTTCATCAAACAATGGGCCCCATACTGCTTGACCACTTGGATCATTAGAGTAAATAAACTCAGTAACGGCGCCCAAGTTTTGAATACCGATAGCGTTTAGTAAAGGATGGTCCTTCACGATATCTTCAAAGATGCGTTCCTGTGTTGTTTCAGGAAGAGTTTCCGTTTCCTTGAATCCACCTTCTTCAATAACCGCGTTGAAAAACTTGTTTTCCTCACTAGTTAATACATTCTGGCCACGAGATTGTAAAGCAACATTGTCAGCCATTTGTGTATTAACTTGGTTCATGATATCGCCTTGTACGTCCTGAGCTAAAGCTTCAAGCATGGTGTTCAACGCTTTTGATTGTTCCTCTTCTGTCCCTTCTCGCGTAGCTTTTGCGAACGCCTCTTTCTTTTCTTCAAAATTATTAAATTTGATTGGCATTTTGCATTCCTCCATTTTAGTTATAAATTTAAAAAGAGCTTACTCATATCGTTTTGAGTAGGCTCTTGTTCAGGTGATTCTTGATTTGAATGTAATTCATTTTTTAATTCATCTTTAAATTCAGCTAACATTTGTTTCACGGCACCTTCATCAATATCGGTACCAGTGCCAGTGTTGTTGACACCACCTTCTTCTGGTTCATCAAAGGTTTCAGCTTGCTTGCTGGACTTTCTGTTAGCGAATCCTTTTTCTACTGCTTCATCTGCTGTAAACCAGGTTTCTTTTACTAGTAGATCATCCAATTCATCTTTTGGTAAACCCGTGCGCTCAGCATAAATATCAACTAAAGAACCATCGATTGTTTCAAGTGCATTGACGGCCTTATTCAATTCATTTTTATCGCCCCAAGCAATAGTAGAAGCCTGGTGTATCATCATGGATGAACCAGTATCCATAATCACTTCATCACCACCCATTGCAATAATGGATGCAGCACTTGCTGCAAGTGCCGTGACTTCCACGGTAATATGTGATGAATGGCGTTTCAGATAGTTGTAAATTTCAATGCCTTCGAAAGCGTCTCCGCCACCGGAATTGATACGGATAAGGATATCCATTTCAACATCATCCAATGTTTTCGCTATGTCCTCAGCATTAATGGTTTCAATCTCAAGCATCCTATCAATCCAGTCTGGCTTTGCCACAACTCCTGAAAGTGTGAGAAAGTATTTATCATCCTTCACTTCATTTTCAAATTGATACTTCATGCCATTTTTTATGAGCTTTTCTCTTGTCATTCATTCTCACCCCCTTCAATAGATTCAGAGTAGTTTTTCGTGATGACGTATTTATCGTGGATTGGATCATCTGATTCCTCCATTCCTAATTCATCTCGTAATTCATGACCGTTAGCAACGCCAGACGAACGTAATTTATCAACTGCACTCGCTACATCAAATATATTGGTGTAGGATACGCGTCGAATGTTAATACGTTGGCCATTTAAAAAATCACGCTTATCGATAAACTTTGCGCTTAATTCATCTTTGATTTTTTTGAGCAATGGTTCAACACAAAACGTCATGTAATTCCTTGTGCTTTTTTCTACATCCGCCATTTCTCCTCGAACAAGTGCAGGTGGGATGCCGAGTGCCCTTGCAACGTGATCTAAAAATCCGCTCGTAATTTTATTAATTTCTTCTGCGCTACTTGAAGTTCGATCTGACTTTTCTTGATAAGTAAAACCCTTCTGTTGCGGGACAATCGCAAATGCCTTATTTTTTATCGCTTTATACATACGATCAATAAATGCTTGAAGTCTATTCTGTGTTTCCTTATCCTTCTTTGAGACGTTCTCAGTATCAACTGTCGCTCGAATTTGATTATTATGCTTTTGGAATTCCAGCATTCTTCCGAACAGTTCGCCGTAATCGGTGTAAAGACTGCTAATTAGACGCGATAAATCCTCATTGCTATATTGGATGTAAATAACATCACTCGATATAAAATTGCGACGAAATGTATAATTTTTAACCATCACATCGCGAAAAACATCATCCATCATGGCGTATTCTGTACGCGAAAAGTCATCCGCAATTAGCAGATCATCGGTATCTGTTTTAATAATAAGCACTTCATTATCATGAATAATTTTGTGTACAAATGTTTCCCAGAACTCACTTGCTGACTGATTTCGATTCGGCTTTACGTTAAACCGATAATAAAACTCATCATACTGTACAGATCCATTTTGTTTGATTCGGAATTCTGATTGGCTTATCGTTCTAGCAATCAAATTTACGCAAGTTGCGATGGCCAACTTCTTATAATAAATGCGATCTGACGTATCTTCCAACAAATCAATGTCATACATGAAGTCCATCTCATCATAGTTTTTCGTAAAAATATCTAATAACCCCAAATAGTATCACCTCCCTTAAAACGTGATTTCATCTAGATAGAAATCTTCCTCTTCTTCTAGCACATTATCTGCTTCAAATAACGCATGTATGAAAGCATGAAATCCATCCGTTTTCCGTCTAACCTCATCCTTTTTCAAATATTCCTTGTTGCCATCTTTTTTGATCTTGACGTACACATTATTCGTGTACCAACGCATTAAAGGATTATCATCAAAAATAATATTATGATTCGCAAAAATGGTTTCAACACGAGGAGCCAATTTGCTGTGTATTGCTTTCGGATTTCGTATATAAATTAACTCAAATCCTTCCGCTTCCAATGCCGTTTTCACAAGGTCCAATCTAAATGTGTCGGAAACAATGCGATTCACGCCATAATGTTCTCTCATCTCAACAAACCAATTAACAATGTGTTTGATGTCGATTGTCGGTTCATCAACAATCGTCAACAATCCACGTTCTTCCCATTCTTTTATGGGGGCTTTAAGTTTGACATTATCCAAGAACCCTTGACGTACAAACGAATGACTTTTCCAAACATAATCTTCGCCCACTTTAAATAAAAGGCCGACTGCAGCAAAATCTTTAATGCTTGCATAATCTAATCCTCCTAGCGCTACCCTGTGTTCTAATTCTGGAAAGGGTCGATTGGTCGCCAAAATGTCTTCCCATGGAGCAATGGTCTTTGTCAGATCTACTTCTGGAATATTCATTCGTTTTGTCATAAATTCTTCGCGGTTGGATGGATCATTTACTAGATCTTTGTATTCTTCTTTGACAATATAAAAAAGCTCCTCTGCATATTCGCTTCGGGGCTCGCAAAACATGGGATTTGCTTTCTCCCAATTATCAATGTTTTCAGCTTCATCTTTATTATCCAATTTACAAATGAACGGAAATAATGAATCATTCAATTCTTGTTGATTCAGAATGTTTTGTGCGCGTTCTTTCATTTTGTCTAAATAACCTTCACGCACATAACCATCCGTACCAATAAAAAACTCCCGCGGATTCTTGACCTTTCCAAGACCGCTGGAGAATACTCTTACTACTTCATTTGTTTGGTACTGATGAATTTCATCATATATTACGCAACCATCACGTAGACCGTCTTTCGTGCTTGCATTCGATGTTCTATATTTAACAATGCTTTTTGTTGCATGATTTTTAATTTCGACTTTTGTTCGGTGAAACAAATCATCTAGCGTTTCATGTTCTTCGATTGTGTCATACATTTCCATGAATGACGTTTTGGCTTGATCTTCACTGTTAGCAACAATTGAAACATTGTATTTTGGTATGCCATGTAATTCACTTGATAAATAATTGGTAAGTGTCGTAATATAACCGTTCTTTCCTCCACCGCGTCCCATCATGATTAAAAACTTACGAAAGAAGTTCCGACCAGTTTCTTTGTAAAATAAAAAAACAAAAGCTGCAATAAACTTTTGAAAAGGCTCCAGTGGAAAATACCATTTTTCACTAAACTTAATATAGTTTTCTATTTGTTCATCATCAAAATATAAATCATCACGAACAAGGACATGTTGTTTCAGAAAGTCGATTAATTGAATGCGCTCTTTGTTTAATTTGATGTTTCCCGATTCATACAAATCAATATAATGTTCAACATATTTATTTGTTATCATATTAGATCATCAGCAGAGCGCTTATTGTCCGGTTCGTCAGGTACAGCAAAACCAAATGATTTTTCAATATTTAAAAGTGAAGCATTAATTTTATTTCGCTCACCAACTAGGGGGTGGGCTTTCACAAAACGCTGCGATCCATTTTCGACTGTTATCGATTCACCTTCTTTGCGAATCATTTTATCCACTCTTCTGAATGACTTAACTAAATTTATATAACGCTCTACCTTCTCCAGTTGAACTAAATCTTCAATATCAATTCGGTCCATTAATTGCTTTCTAAGTTCTGTTATTTTTACTTGCGCCATGTTCACCACCCCCCCTACGTGAGAATTTTGTTATAAATGTGGAAAATCGAGCCCCCTGCACCGTTTCCCCGACCGGCAAAAATGGTCGAATTTTTAGACGGGGGGGTTACCATTTTTCATCATGCTCCCACTTATTTGGTTTCCGATTATATCCTTTTAAGTATCTGCCATGCTTACTGTTGTGGCATTTAACACATTTCGTTTCTAAGTTATCAGGATCCAAAGAAAGTTCCGGATAGTCTTCCAATTCTTTGATGTGATCAACGTCTAACGACTTATGTTTATCATCATCAGTTACCTTAACGTAACCTTGTCGTTTACATTCCTGGCATTCATGATTATCGCGATCTAAAATATCTTGTCTTAGTTTTCGCCATTCTTTACTTTTATAAAACTTCATCCGCTGTTCTTTGGTTTGATATTGTTGCATAGTTGATCACCACATAAAAAAGACACCCCATAGTGGAGTGCTCTATTTTTCTTCAATTTTATTCACTATTGAATTTAACTGTGTAGCATAACCATCAGGTAAAGATTCAAATAAATTATTTAGTTCGCTTTTATCCCAAATAGTTAATTCGCTCTTTCTATCAAGGTTTTTTTCAATTTTATTTAATATACTATTTAGATTACCTTTATTATACTCGCTATGTAAAATTCCTGCTTTAATATAATAATTTAATGCATTAGCATCTATACCTTTTAAGTCCCATAAATCCCCCTCTAGTTCATAGATCTTTCCATTTATTTTTTTTTCATTATAATTAATCTCTTTTATTTCATCTTTTGTGTCACTAATTTTTGCTTCATTAATATTAATTTTATTTTCATAAGACTCAACTTTTTCATTTAATTTCAACTCAAGATCTTTAATTACTTCGGATTTAAGATTACTTAGGTAGCTTTCTTTAAGTTCCGATTTGACATCAGAAGTTATTTTATCTAACTCATCTTTTCTAAATTTTTTAACTGCATATAAGTTTGTCCCTACAAATAAAAATAAAATCGTTAGTATTCCACCAATTGACCATAAAAGAACATCTTTAAAATGTTTATTTTGTTCAACCAAAACATCAATAACTTGATTTACATCCATATATATCCCCACCTTCTTTTTATTAAATTCGACAAAAACTCAAAAATTCCTGCCAAAAATTACAGCAACCGCTTATAGTAAACGATTGCTGCATAGGAACGAAGGGAGAATCATTTTTATGGTTTTGTTCCACACTATCATAATAACACGGTTTTGAGTGTCAAAACGGACATATTATAGGCAGATTATCGCCAACCTAATATTTCTATCGTTGATTGAACAATTTCATTTCGCCAACGACGCGCTTGTCTCTCACTTATATTCATTTTTAAGGCAATACTTTCCCACGTTAATTTCTTTCCTCTTTGCCAGTATCGTAAATGTATCAATCGCTTATATTCATCACTTGACTCGTTATATACCGTTTCAATAGCGCTCGTTACTTCTCGTAAATAGTTTAATTGCTTATGCGTGGTTAACCTTGTAGCTGAACGTTGAGTTGGATCTCCAGGTTGCCGAACGGAATTCAAACCTTTTACAATTGTCGGATCATCTGGATCTTCATCAAACGGATGTAAAATAGCTTCTTCTAACATTTGGACTTCTTGCAATGTCTGATAATAATTAAACCATTCAGACTCTACTTTTTTGAATGTTGGTTTTTGTGATTCGATAATTGTCATATATGATCAACTCCTTTTGCTAGATATGTCACAAGATACTGTCACAAGATCAAAATTCGCCTTAACCCTTACGGCTGTAAGGATTCAGCCAACTGTCACAAGATTGGTGTGACATTCTTTTTTTATTTTTAACTCCTTTTTTTATTACTTATCTTCTATATTATTATTAAATATATTTATTTTATCTTGTGACAAAAGAAAAAATAATAGTAATGATAGTAGTAATACCAAGGGATAGAAGGTGTCACAAGATGTATTTTTGATCTTGTGACAGTTAGAAGGTAAATAATGCGTAAAACCCTTGTCCCTCAAGGCATAGAAGGTGTCACAAGATGTATGCTAATCGTCTTGTGACATAACTTGTGACAAAGTATTACTAAACACTCGAACACGTTTACCATTCTTTCGAACTTGCTTCCAATCAAATCCTTCTTTCTTTAGTCTTCTACCAAACTCGGTCGATCCAACAGCTTTCAATCCTGATTCATCACAATATAATGTGTACTGCATATATGCTTTCTTTGTTTCCTTTCCATCCACATCATAATTTTCTAAAAAGGCCAGCACACTATCCGATTGCACAAAATACTCTTTTGTAATGTCAGAAACCGCCTTGCATTCTGATAGATCGCCTTGCGCTTGAATCCGCTGCATACCCTCAATGGCTAATCTCAAAAGATAGGACTTTGCACTTTCAGTTGATAATTTACTATCAATCTCCATATCTCGTTCCGTCACCGTCGCATCACATGGAATGACGCGCATACGTTTTTTGATTCCGCCAGACTTATCTTTAAAGACCGGTATCTCATTACAAGTAAAGATTAATGTAGCTTTATTGTTTAACGTCGTCGCCGGTGAATAAATCGGGCGAATCATCACAGGATCTCCAGATACGATTGTCTTGTAATTACTTGATTTATCTAAAAAACTTGCGTTAATATCATCTGCCACGTTTAATAACTTACCTAGTAAACTATAAACGGTTGTATCATCATCAAACTTATCGAGTGGTACATTCGTATGTAAACCATCTGCAAAAGCTTGAATCATTTTAATCAGTGTACTTTTTCCGTTATCACCACTCTCACCCCAAAAAAAGAAAGAACGGTGCGGAAAGCCTTTGGTCATAATAATATGGCCAAATACTTCCTCGACAAACCTTCGTAAATCTGATCTGTTACAAGTAAACCAATCTAAAAACTTATCAACATGCTCATCATAAGCATTTTCATCATAAGCCACATCCATATAAAATGGTGTGAAACCAGGATCAATTTCAACAATTTCGTTATCATAAAGCGTGTACCCATTGTTAAGTTGCACAGGTAGATCATCATCTTCTTGTAATGTAGCTTTGATCTTGAATAATTCCTTCAACTCTTTGTGTTGCGACGGTTTTAACTTGATTAACTGATCAATTGCACGCAGCAATTGGTTCTCATCCGATTCATAGTGATTGTCTTTTTTGAAAAAGGTTTTGCCTCTAAAATAATGAATATCTAATTTTTCCACTAATACCTCACTGGTCATGATCATGTCTTTCGTGTTTAGAAACTTTTTATCATTCGTTTCTACTGTTTTAGACTTCGAGCTAGCAATCACATTATTTAATTCTTGTTCTTTGAGACTTTCACCAAATACATGCTCATTGATAAATTGTGCTGTAGGATCCAAATGTTCTTTCGATCGTTCCGGATACATCTCGCGTATGGTAAGCAAATGGGTGTAAAGGTTACTGTTACGACCTTGGCCGTCTTGTAAGCCAATGAGTACTTCTTTTAACCGACTCGGAAACAATAAAAAAGGCAACTCAGGCAGCTGATCAAACTGCCCAAGTAAATGATCATTTTCCATCTTACGCATTTGGCCGTTTTGTTTTACGACAATCGGCTGTTTCTTTGTATGCTTATAATCCACCTGGATGCCTGCATTGGTTAGCTTTTTCACCCAGTTTTTCAAATACACATGTTTCGGTTTCCGATAATAGAGATGAAACCCACGTTTGGTGTGTACTTTTAATGTCGGATGTTGGTTGTAAATGAGATTACCAATTCGCGCGCTTTCCGCATCATCGAAATCCACCACAACCGTTCTGTTATCAAGTAAAATAGCAGCGTGTTTATAATTGGCATGATCCGTGCTGAATGTATCTAACTTATGCTTGGGTGCCTTATCTTCATCCAATTCAATGTATTTGAGCAATCGAGGTTCACCTCCTCTGTTCTGATAGGTGTTTGATTATTAGTTCGTGTATGTTTGACATAGATACTTGTAATACTTACTAGGTTTCACCGGTGAAAGGAGACCGGTGCGCTTATCCTGTCTTGATTCGTGAACTTTCCATCTCAATTGATACATGATTAATACCCCGTATCCTGCCGGTAGTGATTTGTTTTGTTCTTTTCAAGATAAGCTTTTTCAATATCCATCAGACTGTATCCAAGCATTTCACCCAGCGCTAAATACAAACGTAAAATAGAATAATAGTTGCCTCGTGTTTCAAATTCGTAGAAATCGCCAATTTTGGTAAATAACCTGTTAAATTGTTTCGTAATCGATTTTTCATGAATATAATTGATCGTTTTCGGACGTATTTTTAAATCGTTACCAATACTCAAGATAAAACTTAAACCGTCTGCATACTCCTCTAGCAATGGGTTTTTATAACCTTTTAATTCATCCATCTTTTTTGTTCTTGGTTCCCGATCTCGACTCCAAAACTTAAACCCTCGCCATTCGTTTGCGAGCTCGCCAACCTCTACTTGCAAAGCTAGTATTTTTTCATCTTGATAATCTTTGCCGTTGATCCCTTGTTCTTTTTCAATGTGACGGTCTAACTCTTGCTGAGCGTCCATAAGTTGATGTATGTTCATTCACCTTCTCCTTTCGGGTAAAAACGTATGTCGGCTTTACCTAATTCCGTATTTAATTCAATTTCTTCGTGATCACCATGAGATATCCATTTGCCTATAGTTGAATTTGGAAAGGCTACTGCAAGTGACCTCTGAAGATTTAAAAATTGAATAGCTTTCATCTACTCCAACCCCTCTATTTGTTCGTATTTTGGTCGCAATGTGCATTAAGCGATTGAGTAATAATCGGTAATGTCAGCATCTTTTGTTTGTTCTTCGGCAATTTTGATGCATTCATCAACACTTGGTGCTGTAACATCAAAACTTCCTGTATTGCCTTTACCATCTGCCCAATGAAATTTCATCTTTTCCATTTATAAATTATCCTTTCTACTTCGCAGTATCGGTCTATCACGAACTAAATCTATTTGTTTGATAATGGCTTATGCAATGCTTTTTCTGCTATTCTTCCTCCATCTGTCAATACTGCTGGTGGTAAGTAACCCTCATTATAAATCTTGGGATCAGCATAAAACTGCAACGCTTCCTCATACCGCCGAATTTGCTGTTCTAATTCATTCAATTTACCGCCACTATATTTAACTGTTTCATCTCGGATTTCACATCTTACTTCCAACTCCTGCTTTTTTTGTACTTGATCGATAAGCCAATCAATATCATCCGCATTTGCGAATTGCTTGCACTTTTCCAACCGTTCTTGTGCGTTCATGTAATCACTCCTTGTTAATTTCTAAGGGTTCAATACTTTCCATCACTTTTTTGTGCAACTTTTTCATGAACTTTTTGTGTTCTGAATCAGTCATTAGGTGAAACATGCACATTTTTAATGACTTATCCAACTTGTGAATACGAGTTTTGTTATCACCTAATGTAAATCCTTGCTTGTTCATTTGATTCTCTATTGGTTCTGCTAATGGCGAATAATCAACGTTAATTCTTATTTTTTCCTCCATCCTTACCCCTCCTAGAAGTCTTTGTTCCTCTTCCGTTTCATCTGAAAATACTCCTCGCCTAACTGGTCCACAATCTTTTGCATGGTCTTTTTACCAATACCAGGTACTTGTTCGAGATCCATCAATCGTTTGGTAAAATAGTTGATAGAATCCTGAATGCCTTGCTTTCGACCTGCTTCAAACCCTTCATGCCATTTCTTCTCTAAGACTGGATTTTTCTTTTTGGTCATTCTTCATTGCACCTCTACCTAGATATTTGCCACCCATCACGTAACCTTGCTTTTACTTCATGGTTTTGCAAGTACTCATACAACCACACGCGGTCTCGTTCTTCTCGTCTATACAACAAGTAGTAACCAGCTTTAAATTTTCGGTTGCTCATTAAAACAACCACCCTTCGATCTGTTTGATGTACCAATTCAAATCGATCAATCGCTTGTCTAGTTTTTTTAGATCACCATTCCACACCAAACAGTTTTCGCTAGTATAAGGGACCTTGTTATATTTGGTTTCCTTTTCATTGCGAACCTTATAAACAGCGCCTTTATATTTGTCTTTAGCAGCAAAAATCCGATTGACTTTTTGTAACGGTTCGAATCCAACTGTGTCCATTCCACCAAATAAATTCGTGTCTTTTCTTTCCTGGGCCATCCCATCAAATTTCCCTGCTTTCGCTACCATTTGAAAAAACTCAAACTTTTTTGCTTTCCATACATCAATCACTGTTTTGTTTGGTTTAATACCTTTGATATAATAATCGACTAACGCTTTATCAATAATGTTGAGGCTGTTTCGTTCAAAATTACCGCCATTATAGTTGGCAAACCGACCTTTGGCTTTAATAGATCCATCTTGAAATTGCACCACATAATTGTTCACATCACGCTGTGCTATTTTGCTGATCACATGCACATCAAAAGACAAGTGATAGTGTTCTTGGAATAATTCCAGAAGCTTTAATATATTTTTCTCAAATCCTTTTTCATATTTGATGATCAGACCGTCTGTGTTTGTTTGAATAAGCTCACAGTGCCCATCCAATAAACAAATCAAATGTGTTAAGATTAACTGGCCATTTACTACAATGTTATTGGCCATTTGTGGATGATAAAGCTTGTTCCATTTGCTCTTCATGGATCCGTAGGTTGAATTAAGAAGCAACTTGTAAATCTCTTCTTTGGAATCGCCTTTATCTTTCAATTCTCTTCGCTTTTCATAAATTTGTTTAAATGGATTCACATTCTTTAAGAAGCCATTGTTAATAATAAGAGAAGGATAATACGAGCTTACATCTATGCTCATATAGTTACCTTCTCCTTTGTAATTTTCTTTAGCAGCGTGCAAGCCACCAAAACCATATTGATGTTCAATGCCTGCTAATCTGTATGTCATTTTCTTTTTTTCTAACGTTTGCACATCTACTCCTTGCTTGTACGCTTTTTCGATATCTTGGTAAAAATGAAGCACCGCTTCAGGTAATTCGTACTTTGCAATCCGTTTATCATACGTAAATATCAATCGATCTTTATCGTTTCCAGGCGTGGCTTTTAATACTTGAGAAGCGATGTTTGCTCGTGTTTTTTTGATCGCGGTAGCGGGTAACCCAAACTCTTTCACGATTTCAAATTTGCTAGCAAAATAATCTTCACGCTTCTCAAATAATTGCTTCGTTACTTTGACATCATTGACGCAATACTCAAATGTCTTTTCGATTTCTTGGTTGGTTAACGGTCTATCAATCTGAAAATCTACTGGGGTTTCAATAATGTCTAACCCTAAATTCGCTTGCGCTTCTTTTAGTGATAAACCTTTCAATTCTTGCATCACATCTAACGTGATTGGATTTTGAAGTGATAGTTTGAACTTTTTGCCGGCAATAATTTTTTGTGACGTTTCATAAGGATTGATGCCCTTTAAAATACTGGCCACGATTTTATCGTCATAAGCATAATTGTTATAGCCGACTAAGTAATGGACAGATGCAAGATGCTCACGTAGAGCACCTGCATCGTTGTGTATTTTAGTTACGTTGTTATGATCGTCGATAAAAACCATCATCCATTCGTGCTTGAATACTTCGCAATCGTAAAAGGTAAACATTTATGTCAACCACCCTTAAAACGGCATGCCATCATCATCCACTTCAAAGCCTTCATCCTCTTTTGCTTCCCAGTTTTGAAACGTGCCTTTTTTATTGGTTTTTAATTCCACCATGCACTGATTGCCTACGCCTTCTTTTATTTTTTCGACGAGCACTTCTTCATCGTCAAAATCATCAATATCCAGTTCGACATCTAAAACTGCTGCACTTTTCATCGCACGTTTTAAATTGAGTTGCATCATTTTTTCATTTGAGAAAAAGATATTACCAAAATATTTACGGTTCTCGTAACCTTCGTTTAATACTTCAAATTCAAACGATAACCATTCCGTTCCCTTTTCATTTGGCCCTTGCCACTTCACATCCGTTAAAATCATGTCGTACAGACCATCAGGTAATTCTTCAAAGTCTCCACCAACTGCATCTTTCTTCGGATCAAAACCCTGGTCTAAAATTTCTGCTGCTGCTTCTTTTAAGTTCATGATTCATCATTCTCCTTTGTGTAAATAATAGATTTATAATTGAATAAGCTTACTTCGTAACTGGACGCGGAGGACGTTTCTTCGGTTGTTCTTGTTCATTGTCCTCATTTTGTTCTTTAGCTTGCTCCTTCTGATCAGCTTTACCCTGCTTCTCAGATTCAGCGTTTGCTTCCGTTTCTGGTTGTGTTTGTTCTTGCTTCTTACGTTCAGCCTGACGTGCTTTGCGTTCTGCTTCTTGTTGCTTTTCTTGTTCAGCCGCTAACTTTTTCGCCTCATTTGTACTAGTTTTTTGCGACTTATCATAAGCGCCAACAACGGTGTCAAGCAGTTGCGTGATACGTTCGTCATCGATCATGTCACGCGTGTAATTCTTACGCTTGGATTCGACTTTACGTAAATATTTTTTACCGATCTTCCGGCAAAGGATTGTATAATCTGAATTTCCGTTAACAATATTCATCCATTTTTGTTTGAGAGATGGCACATAACTTGTCGCGTCGTTTTCCTCTATTGTGTTCAAGCGTGAAATGTAAATGACGTTCATCTTCTTTTTAGCCGACAATTCTTTCAATCGCATAACAAATACTCGTACCATCATTTCAAGCGCTTGATGCCCTTTCCCATACGGAATATCGCCAACTGTGGTAACATTCGCTTCTTCTGTGATTTCTTGCTCAAATAGTGTGATCACATCGTCAATCACATCGATAATGACTGTTTCAAAGCTGTGATTCGTTCCTTGCAATTCATCAATAACTTGCGTTAAATAATCACTTGCCGATTTTTTAATAACCCCTTTGGCATCTCGTTCGTGACCAATGTTCAAAGATGGTGTTTCAATCATATCTGCATTGCCATCCGTATTAAGATTTAACGGATTCGGAAATTCTTCTGAAAAGAAGGTTTTTCCGTGCATCGTTCCACCATAGATTACAAAATTGCGTGGGGTTTCCTTCGCTACTTTTCGTTCGTTTTTTGGTAATAGACTCATTAGTTAGCCTCCTGTGTTTTTTTATTTAATTCAATTTGATAACAGTCTTCGCAAAGGTACAGATTCACTAATGGTTTAAACGGGCTTCTACATCTTACACAAGTAAATCTATACATCTACTTAGCCCCCATAAATGTTTGTAATTCCTGATAGGCTGCATCAGTTAGTTTGTAATATTCGATCACAACAAAAGCACTAGGTTCAAAGAATTTTAGATCTGGCTCAATCACTCCTGCGTCAATAAGCGCATCAACCATTCCTTCATTTTCAGACCAATTTTTAATACCTACAATTTCTTCGGTGTTTTTTATCTCTCCATTTACTGTAGCTACAGCTACCAGAGAATCATCTTCTGCATCGACTAACTGAATAGCGGTATTACCATTAAGGTACTTCCCAAATGCAGCTATGCAATCATATCCTTTGAAATTAACGTTCATCTTACTTATCCTCCTTCACCTTAATTCGTACACTACCCTTCGTCTTACTCATTTTCTGATATTCTTCCGCAAGATCAGGGTAGTCTTGTTTGAATCGTTTGCTGTCGAATGATTTCCGTTCACCTGGTAGCACTCTGGTAACCGTTACTACATCCGTTTCATACTTTTTGATGTCGTACGCTTCCATGGCATCATGCAATTGTTGCTTCGCTTCTTTATATTGCTTTTCGATTTCTTTAAATTCGGCTAGTTGCATTTCTAATTTCGATACTTCACGAGCAAAAATCATCACTTCATTTTGGCCAAAATCAATAAATTCTTGTTCGGCCGCGTTTGGGTTATCCTTCAAGAATTCACAACGGATCCAAAACGTTTCGATCGCATTTAGTATCTTTTGGATGAATTCATCATCACGTTCAATCACTTCGATTTGTAATCGGTTCGGATCAAATTCAGTATCGAAATTATCCGGCCGTTCATACAATGCAAGCCAACCTTCTTCAATACCTAGATGCCACATATACAACTGCATTTGTGCAATGTATGGTTTCGTATCTAAGTTTTTACCATGCGTTTTAATCTCAAGAAGCAAACCATATTCCGCATCAAATCCATCCACGTTGGAACGTATGTTGCGTTCTTCATCAACCATGGTTTTTTCTTTAAAATGGACTTCGTGAATGCTATTAACGGCATTAATATAGTCACGTATTTGTGGTTCCATGATGTTACCAAATTCGGTGTATTCATTGCCTTTAAATTCATTTGGCTTAATGCCGACTTTTTCTTGAGCCAATTCAAACTGCGTTTTATATTTGTTGATACCTAAAATGGTTGGTATGTCTGAACCGCCAACATATAAATTTCGGTTCTTTGTTACGTTAGCGCCTGCTTGAGTGGTTAAATTACTCAATGTTATCGATCTCCTCTCTAAATAAATCTTCTGTGAAGTCTTTCTTTTGCTTTAATCGTGCATAGATTTTGGTTTCAACCGTGCCTTTTGTAATAAATCGATAGACCGTTACTTTTTTGTCTTGGCCATTACGGTAAGCTCGTCCTAATGCTTGATCGTAATCTTGGAAGCTATAAGTCGGTGTATAAAACACAACCAAATTTGCGTATTGCAATTCAATCGCTGCAGCTCCAGCTTGATACTGAACCAATGTGATGCTATTGCTTAAATCAGACCACGTCTCTTTTTTTGGTAAATTGGTATCTTGTCCACTTACTTCAAATACGGTTTTCTTTAACTTCTTCATCCGTTGAATCAAAGCATCTTTTTCTTCCTGGTAGTAATAGAAGATCACCATATTTTCGCTAGTACCTTCGGCAAGCATTTCAACGTATTTCAGCTTGTCTGATTGATTCGCATAATAACGTAATCCGTGCTGCAATTTCGGTAACGTGTCAAACGCTTCTAATTCACCATCGATTTCAAGTACGCGATCTTTTCGAATCTTGTTGTATTCAGTTGACTTTTTAAAATACACATCATCAAATACGAGTGGTGGTAGATCGAGCGCTTGGCTTTTCGGTAGACTGATAGAAAACGAATCGAACCGCTTCTTTAATTCTTTTTGGTGCTGCCAATCCACCACTTTCATCATTTGCTTTCCGCCATACATAACCGGCTTTCCACCACGATACAACGGTTCTTTAATGGCATAATCCTTTTCAAATTGTGTTTTATTTTTGGCATAACCAAACATAATGAAGTAATTGATCGTGTCGCTCCAACCGTTACTGGCAGGCGTTGCCGATAACAATAGAAAATGTGTACTGTTTAAAGCTAAAAACTTACCTGCTTTTCCTCTTTGAGAAGTAGATGTTTTAACATAATGACATTCATCGAATACAACAAAGTACCCTTTATATTGCTTCCACTTCTTGGCCAGGACACCATAAGAAAGTATGGTGTAATCAATAGTTATATGATGTGTGTTAGCCACTAACTCAATATCACGATCCCAACCGCCTTCAGTTATTTTGGTTGGCGGGGCGACCACTAAAAGAGGTTCGCCTTTTGTAAACCGCAAGTAATGATAAATGGCCATGATGGTTTTCCCTGTACCTGTATCTGCAGCAATGATGTAATCTTTATCAATGCTATTGAGTAGCTTCTTTTGATAGTTATACAAGATCGAGTTTTGTAAGATACTGCTTCGTTTCTTCGACGCTTCTGCTAACAAAAGCCACACCACCTGCCTTTTCAATTGCATCAATATGATACTTTTGTAATTCACTTACTTTACCACCATCTGGTCGCTTCACTTCGATGGCGACAAAGAGACCTTTTACACAAGCGATAATATCTGGCGTACCAGCTTTACTGAACATAGAACCATGCGTTTTAATATGCCAGGCTCCTATATTGTCTAGATATCGTTTAATCTGATTCTCAATTCGTTTTTCAGGACCTTGTCCCATTACGCACCGCTCCGTGTTAATAGTTCAATATCCGTTTTCTTGGCCTTGCGAGCTTTTAGTTTTTGATCTGGCTCGAAAAATTCATATTCTTTAAGCTTTTCTGCAGTTATGCGATTTTCTTCCACCAGTTCAGCAACTCCGATTAAATTTAATTCCTTGGTCGTAATATCTAAATCACCAGCTAAACTAGACTTATCAAACTTCTTCTTTTCCACTTGTTTAACAGTTAATACATGCGGTGTGTTATCCTTGTAAGCAAGCACGTTTCCGTGTTGCAAAATATGTTTGATGATCTTTTCGGTTTTCTGGTCAATCGTCTCTTTCAAACGCGTACGATCTTTTTTTAATTGTTCAATATCCTGGAACATGCCATTAATTTCAGACTGCTCATATTGCACATTAAAATTTACGTCCATATTGTGAATTTGCTCCTTTCATGGTACGATTCAATTGTTAATAGTTTTTTATAGATCTGTGTTGGTAGCGCAGATCTTATTTTTTATCTCTGACATCGACAATTTCGAAATCGGCAGTACTCGGACTCTCGGGAAAACTTGTAGCCAGTTCGTCGGTTTCTATTCCGTAGTCTTTCAGAATACTAGCTAAATCTCTTACATCACCATCAAAATGAAAAGCTTTTGTTTCAGCCTTTTCCAGTAATGCTTCGAACGTGTCATCGTCCATATTGTTAGGTTGAACGACCGTGATCTTTTCATCGAAACGTAAACGTGTTTCAGTTTGAATAATTACTTTTTGTGCCAATTAGTTCACCTCCCTCCACAATGATTAGAAGCTTTTTCTAAAACTTTTACTTTCATATGACTCGTTAATGTTAGCCAGTCGCTTGCTTTTACTCGCATTAATAACCCTCCTTTCAATCCCAACAATCTCCCAATCTTTTCTTAAACCATCCATCAGCGTTCTTTCAGCAATGGTAAAGTTGTCACCATCTTCGTCGACTACTTTCCAAACTGCATTCACTTTTCCTCCGTAGATTGTATATCGTGGAACAGCTATCATCGGTTCGCCGTTGTTAAATTGCTGTTTATATGGTTTTCCTACATATCTGACATGCACTTCATCTTGTGCATTTAATTGCTTCAATCGTTTTTTACTTAGCGCCAATTCATCACCTCCTTTCAAGTGGAATGACTTTCTCACGTGCTGTAAAATACGTTTGAATAAGATCTGTGTATAACGGCAACCCTCGTTTAAAGTAGCAATCTTCGCAACAGAACATATCTGTTTGCATGTGATAGGTCCCTTCATCCATTCTCACGTAATCATCCACGCTCATTTCTTCTTTACGAGCTTTTTCTTTGTATGCTGGAATCTCTTTAGGTTCTCTGTTACAAAACGGACAGTGCACTTATTTCACCTTCCTTTCGATGTCATTAAATGAACTTGGTAGGAACAACGCCTCGAAAAACCCATTAACTTCTTCAGGACAGCTTGTCTGAACAAAGTATTCACCTTGCCAACCATCAACGATCGCGGTTTGCGTATCGACAATATCTTGTTTAAAACCATCTTCAAACAGATAATGGTTTACCAAAGCCTTTCCGCTGTACTTCCACTTTCCATGTTTGTTGTAAAAGTTTAATCTGATCAATTGATTTCTTGGTCTTTCGCTCAACATTTCCTTTCCCACTTTTACTCACCTTCCTTTCAAAGTTAAAACCGATCTCTTTTCATCAACACTGCTTGACCCGTCTCCTCTCGTTGTTTAATCAATTCCAAAGTTCCTGCCGCAGCATCATAAGTTAGCTTTTCTCGATTCAATCGTCTTAGTTCGCTGATCAACGTGATTGCATGCTTAAAATACATTTCTGATTTGTTAAATTCGCCAACGTTTAATAGTTGCGAGGATAAATCATAATATTCGTCTATATGCTTTCGGTACTGCAACGCTAACTGCTTGTCCTTTTCTAAAAAGTAATCCGTGAATTTCGTCATGTTCCCTCACTTCCTTTCCTGGTTATAAAACGACCAAATCATAACCTTTATGTTTGCAATAGTTTGCTGCGTTCTCTATATGTTCCGTGTAAGCTTCAGGGGTAAGTTCTTTTTCGAATCGATCTCCCATAGGTCGAGTTTCCTTAATGCGCAAAAATCCATTCTCATAAGCTATTGCTTGAATAATTAACTTATCTTTCATTCTTTATCTTCGCTCCTCTCTTCCAGTTCTTCTTCTTTTATTGTGATCCACGTTTTACATAACGCTCCTAGTAAACTACCAATAATTAATAAAATGAAAATCGTCATCATCATGTAAATGCCTCGCTTTCTTCTGCCACCTTTTTCTAGTAATCTAGTTACTAGGAAGGGAGGTGTTGAATAATGGATAAAGAGAAACTACTCGATGATTTTTATCGTTTCAGCGAACTATATGAACATCTCGCAAATTTACACGAAAAAACTCAATTACTTTGTAATGAAATATTCAAACATGGAGTTGAAGACGTAAAACTCGTAGATTTAAGACTCGCTGAAATTTACAGTTTGTATAACACTGCTAAACTTTACTTAAGTGTAAACGGAGAACTTAGTCACTATGAATTCACATCTTTATTGAGTTTTTGGCACGAAGCGTATTTTCAAATTTACTTAGTAGCTCGTGACAACGATCAAAATACTTCTTGGATGTATGGAAAAGTAGAAAATTACTTAGGTCAATATGAACTTGTCGAACAAATGCTAAAATCCAGAATTCAAGAATTAAAAGAACTTTTATAGTAATTAGTAAGTCAAGTTGCCGCTTGGCTTACTTTTTTATTTTTATTTCTCCCATTTCTTGTCTTAACTTTGCGGTAGCTTCTTTTAAAACTAAGTTGTCTATTTCGTCGCGACTTGCTTTCCATCCTAAATCATGAAGATACTTTACAGCTTCACCATAAGTAGAATTTTTTCTTTTGGCTTCGGTTACTTTTAGATTTGCCGTTTCTTCAATAGCTTTTCTAGCATCCACTTCTTTACCCCCAAGTACCATTCGTATAGTATTTAAACCATTCACCGTTTTTAAAATAGACTTCAAAGTAACGTTCTCCAATGTTTCTATGAACTCCCTTGATGTTTTCCGGAATATATTTTTCTTTTTCTTCTGCACCTAAAGCGTTCATGTGTTTGTTGTAAGTGTTCATGAACATTTTGATTTCATCACTACCTAGGAGCTTGGCCGCTGCTATTACTACTGATAGTTTGTTTGCTTTACTCATCACACCGACCTCGCTTCCACTACAGTTCTGTATAATTCGATGACACCTGGATTCTCTATTCGAAATTTAAGCGCATCACCAGTTAACGGAATCTCATATGCTGCCTCCAGATCTGATTGCAAATTTGCCAATCGATCATTACGTAATTGTTTATCTTTGATTTGCATGGTTTCATTTAAGCGATCTGTGTATTTTGCCATATCTCCCATTTTCATTGGTCACTCCCCTTTGAATCGATCTAAGTAATTTAATAAAAATTGCGTTGCTTGTTCTGCTGGAAAGTACCATTTCCCACCGAGTTTGACTTTTGGGAAGTCTTTCTCATAGAAAAACGTCCGTTGGATACTAGACCAGCTCATACAGGTTCTTCGCACCAGTTCGTTTTTATCCCACATCACCATGTCGAATTCAGCTTTATCCAATCGCTTTTGAACTTCTTCTCTACAAATTTGTTCTACTGTTGATTGATCGATTTTTACTTCGATCATTCTAATCACCTCGCTAAATACTCAGTATTTTACGTATATGCTTTACATGCTCTTGAGCCTTTGGACCAGTCCTTCTGCCGTTGAGTATGTCACTCAAATACGCTCCCGATATTCCGAGTAATTCAGCTAGTTCACTGTGTTTCATTTTTTTCTTATACAGTTCAGAACGAACTCTAATACTTAAATCCTCTGACATGCTTTTCACTCCTTTGAACAATCTCGACAGTAAACACCGCCACTAAGATCACCAGATGATTCTTCTATTTCTCCAAGTTCTGATACAGATATTCGCTCTTCTTTTTCACACTTGGGGCAAACAGAGTAGAATTCATCTCCATAAACCTGTACTTTCACCTCTACTTCATCTGCAACTCCTAACTTTACATAAAAACCCATTTAGTTCGCCTCCTTCAGATCAATCCCGTGCTTGATTGCAAATTCTTTAACGACAGCCACATAAATTTCTACTAATCTTTTGTCATCCGCAATAACATCAACCTTACTAAGTTTGTCTCGTTTGGATTTAGAAACACCCTCATCTGCTAGTCTTCGACGTTTATTAGTAAGCCTTGTATTTAATTGAAAGCCACCCCGTCTCTCGACTTCTTTGTAAATTTCGGTATTCACTTCTTTATAAGCACCGAATCCACCTCGCGATTGAGCAATCTTACTGATTAACTGCCGAGCATCTTTCCGCCAATCCGTTGTATTGAGAGCAACAACATCACGTATGTTATCTACTTTTGTTTCTAACTGCTTTGTTGCCATTTCTTGTTTAGCTAAGGACTGAAATAAGCCATTAAACATTTGTAATTCTGGACTGAGTTGTGAAGTGTCTTGATGTTGTTGTTCCATTTCATTGAATTTTGATACGTAGGTTGCAGTAAAAAGAATTCCTTTTTCACCGGTCATCTTATTAGCTACCATTTCACAACCTTTCTTGGTCAGAAGGAAACAAGGTCTGGTTTGGTTGTTACTGTCTGTGTAGGTAGATTCAATGAAGAAATCGCCCGACGCAAAATTACGTTCGGCTAAAATTATTTCATAGCCTTTAATTGTTCTTAGTAATTCCGTGTGGCGTTTTTCAACCATTTTAGCTACCTCACGGCTATCTGTTACAAGTTGCCCGTTATGACTAACAATTGTTAAATCTGACATGTTATCATTCCTTTCTTTTGGTATAATGTTCCTATCTTGTTAGATAGGAGGTGTGTACATATGCCAGGAACACCAATACCTTGGACGTTTAAGACTTGGATTGCTAATTTCAAAGGCGTTAACCTGCCAATAGGAGATTTAGCTGATGATATAATGAGCGATCCTGATTTTCCAGAAGTGGATAGTTTTAATGCAATACACGACTATCTTTATGAAAAAGCATCGCATCCCAACGTAATGGAAACATTCATACTCGCTTGGAATTTTTATCAAGCTTCTAAGTGACAAAGGTCTCTGACAATCAGTACTACATCCGCTTCAATCGGATCACGGTTTTTATGGTATTTTCGTTTCAACTGATAATTGCTATAAAGTCCAGCTGTAACTTTCTCTACTCCTGACCTTGTCTCCAATTCATGGAGCAGGTCGGATGTTTTAATATGATTAAGCTGATCACTCACTATTCACCCCTCCTTATATCCACTCACACCCAAGAACTAAAGTTGGAACGTTAGTGCTTAGGTGTGAGTGTTTAATTTATAAGCTAAAAAGTTAGCTAATTAGCTAAAAGCATTGACCTTAATTAGCGTATATGCTATTATGAATGCATAGCTAATCGAGGCTTTAGAAGCCTGCAATTATGCATTTTATCAGCTCCCCAGCGTCACAAAATGCATTGATATAGGTCATGTTTTTGTACACTTTTTTAGCTATCAAAACAGCTTATGAATACAGTTTATTAGCGTTTACGCTATTTGTCAACGATAAAAATAGCTTTAAAGCTAATATTTGTTTTCCATAAGCTCCACGAAAGGTTGATATGAGTGAGTTTAGTGGAAAGAATAAAAAAATTATGTGATGAGAAAAAAGTATCTTTTGCAGAGGTTGAAAGAAGTACAGGTATTTCTAATGGACAAATCCGTCGTTGGGATAAATCCTCGCCCAAAATTGATAATGTAACTAAAGTAGCTAATTATTTTGATGTATCCACAGACTATTTATTAGGTCGCACTAGTGATGAAAATGAAAGTATTGAAATACCATTCCAAACTTGGTTCAGGAAAGATAATGAAGATTTAACAAAAGATGAACAAGATGAGATATTGGAAGACCTAGAGGATTACTTGGAATACAGAAAACAAAGAATACTGAAAAAACGTGATAAGTAAAATGGAGGTATCTTTATTTTGAATCGACAAGAAGCATTAGAAGAAGCTATTAACACTGCTAATTTAGTTATTGAAAAGTATCAATATAATATCAGATACCCTTTAGCATACTGTTGCGAACCATTTATATTAAGTATCTTATCTTCTGAGGAAATCTGTATTGATTCTTACCCTTTTAAAAATAAAGAAATGTGCGGAATGCTCTGTATAGATGAGTATGAAAAAACGATTGTTTATAATACAAATCATACTACTAGCAGACGTAATTTCACATTAGCTCACGAACTTGGTCATTATTTTCTTCACAGTAATCACCAAGTTAAGTTTGCTGATCGCTCGAAAAATTTATCTAATGAGACTGCTACTATAATCGAAATGCAAGCAAACGCTTTTGCTGCACAAATAATTATTCCTAAGAAAATTCTATTTTACATGATTAAGAATAAATTCACATTCTTCAAAATTTCTAAAATAACTAGAGTATCATACGAAGCTTTATTTTGGATAATTGTAAATCACTTAACAAATGAGCTTTCTATTAGTACAAATGATGCTATTTTAGTTGTGGATGAGTACAGAGATTATTCAATTGGAAGTCATAAAAATCTGGTACATCACAATTTCGCTAGGATATTTAAATTAAGAAACGATAATTCTGAAAAAATTGTATCTGACCTAAAAAACGGAAATAAAATATTTGATTTTATACGAAATATAAATGGAGAAATTATTGATGTTAAACAAGTTTCAAAAAACCCGTTCGCTTATAACTACTGACAGAACAAAGTTTCTCGTTTTAGGATATAATAAATAATTTAACGCGTTTCTACTATTAAAAAGGAGCAAATAACATGGGCATAAGTTACAGAAAACACAATGGTAGTTGGGAATATCGAATAAAGTACCAAGACCCCATTACAAAGAAATACAAAGAAAAATCAAAAAGAGGTTTCAAGACTAAACCAGAAGCAAGGTTTGAAGCACAGGAAATGGAACAACAATTACTGAATAATTTTGAATTAGCTAGTCAGCAAATTACTTTAAAAGAATATCTAGACAGTTGGCTAAAAGAATATAAGAAAGACGTCGTCCGAAAAAACACTTACGATTTACACAAAAGGAATGTCGATAAACACATACTACCTTATTTTAAAAATGTTGATTTGAATTCCATAAAACCAACAATGTACCAGAAATTTTTAAACCATCTTTACGATCAAGATTATAGTAAGCGAACGGTTGAAATTATCCATGGCACGATGAGAAATGCCATGGAAAAAGCGTTACATCTTAATATGATTGACCGTAACCCAACCATTGGGGCTGTTATTAAAGGGAAAGAAAAAGATCGAAAAGTAAAATTTATTGATTCAACGGAAATACCTATATTTTTAAAGACCGCTTACCAATACGGTTATATATACTGGTTGTTCTTTAGCTTCATGATTGATACTGGAATGCGTAAAGGTGAGGTGGCTGCACTTCAATGGTCAGACATTAATTTTAAGGAACAAACCGCTGAAATAACCAAGACTTTAGACTTTCAAGCAGAGTCTGATGATGCGTTATTTGGAGACCCTAAGACCTATCGCTCTAAGAGAACCATTTCTTTAACAAATAATACAATCAACCAATTAAAAGATCATTTAAAATGGCAAAATAAAAATAAGCAAAACTTGAATGATATTTATCATCATGATCTTAACTTAATTTTTTGCCGTGAGGATGGGCACATCATGCCTAAATCAAGCCTATTCAATGCTTTTAAACGGATATTGAAGCAAACTGGCATCCCTAACTTACCTATACATTCGCTCAGACATACCCACGCTGTTTTATTGCTAGAAGCAGGAAGCGATATGAAATATATTCAGGAAAGATTAGGCCATGGTAGTTATCAAATTACAGCTGATGTTTATTCTCACATATCCAAAAGACTCGATAAACAATCGATGGAAAAATACGAATCATATCTTAATCAAATTACATCATCAAACGATGATTAA